ATGAAAAAGATAGCATTATTTTTAGTTGCCGCGCTCGCGCTTTCATGCAACGAGGACGACAGTGTCGAAATAGTTGACAATGGCCTCCATCACCCTTACATCGGTAGCGTGGTAGGTTCATGGAGCACTATAGGGCTTCGCGTAAACGAGGAGATAATTAATATTGATTGTAACCAGGAAGTCCCGTTTGAAGAGAATTATATCTTTACATTTTACGAAGACAATACCTTTGAACTTTACAGCAATTGCGAAAGCGATGCTACAGTTATACCGGTTCCCGTAGCAGAAGGCACCTATTCAAAATCAGGAAATGTATTAACTATGATAATTGATGGGGAGGAAGGGAAGGCCCACACAATTGATCTTGATGAATATCTGGGGCTGGAGGATGCAGAGCAGCTCGCCTTCAAATTTAGCATCGGGTCAGAAGGATTATTTTACGGCTACGATTTTGCTGTTGAGCGTATACCTGAAATTGATTAATCAATATAATTATAAAAAAGCCCTGATAATTCAGGGCTTTTTTTATTTAATAACCAGTCCCCCAACAAGGCCTGCCGCTAACCATACGTACCATTTCTGGTACCATTTCTGATGCACAGCTATTTCGGCAGCCTCCATTTCCGTTACCTTGATATAAGGGTTATCATAAGAGACCTCAGTTGTCAACGTTTCCTTTCCAAGAAACCACCTGCGTTTTGTGCCGGTGATGATGTAAGTTTTTGTCAACGTAGAAAAAGGAGAAAGCGTTAAGCTATCGTTAGTAACCTTATAGCCTACAGTATACCACTTATTTTTGATAAGTCCGCTGCGAACAAAAGAACCGGCGGAATCACCTATCGGTATTTTTTCTTCAAACTTTACAGCAATGGTGTCGATAGTGATTTCGCTCTGAGCCTGTGTGACTGATTTGACTGAGACAAATTCTTCTGCAAGCTTGCTAAGTTCCTTGTCCTTTTCAATGATCAGGGATTCAAATTGCTGTTTATCTAATTGTAGTGTCCTGATCATTGCGGTTTGGCTCCCTAACCTGTTCGTGTAATAGCGTATTGAATCTGTCAGGGTATTGGTATTGGCCTGAGCCAAATCTTTAATTTTAGAATTCTGTTGGCATTGACGTACTATTATCACTAAAAGAAAAAGTAATAGAGCATAAGGAATTATCCTTTTCATAAATTAATCCATTTGCAAATCTTGCCATCCTGTACTTCGTTAAATGTGTCGCTGCTATTGTATTTGTTCAGTAGCGAACGCCACGTATGGCCAAATGCCTTTTCAAAGTGCGGGTAATCGGGGAAGGATTTCCAATTGCCGCCCCATGTCCAACCTTTTGATATGAAATAATTTGCAGCTTCTGTCCAGTCTGCTTTAAGATCGCAGTCAAAATCAGCTTTTGTATCCCACGAGGCGGTTTCAAAAGTCCCGTTACCATCTTTATCAAATAGCAGCACAATATCAAGGGCCAAGCCGTAATTATGCATAGATTGCCCGGCTTTTGCGTTAGTAACCTTTGTAATGCGTTTGCCGTTTTTATCGATTATTTTAGTACGTCCCAGGCTATATAGATCCTCCTGCTGCTCAAAAGTCCTTAAGGTTTGGGAAAATCGCAACCTTAAGTTATTGCCAAATAGTCTGTTATTGATGTGTTCATAAATTCCTAAGGCTTCCTTCCGGATTTGAGGATGGAGTTTCTGCATTCTCTCAAGTGTCAATTGATCCACTTTTTTTATTTTTTTGCAAATCGGGGGTCATGTTTTTAGATACTCATAAAAAGCGATACATCTTTAACAGCATATTGGAAACTTCAAAAAGTACACCGCCAACCGTGCACAATGTCAGTTTGTTGATTAACCCAATTACATTGCGCTTAATGTAAAGTCTCTTAATTTAAAAGCATGGTAGATGCTTACTGTGAATTTTACTTATTTTTACTGCGATTAACACCACTACCATGTACGATTTTCAAAAAAATGTATAAAAATAATATCATCCAGCCCTTATTTTTTTTTTGGTTTTGTACCAAAATAATTGCGTTTAATGCCTGGGTGCCGGGAAAAAGGTTGTTACCTGTAGTGCCGCTGTTCGATTTTTTAGAAGTTGAAAATAGTATACATTTGTTGCTTTATCTGGTGTCACTATTTTGCATATCTGTTTCATTCTTTAGGCCTGTAAGGCTTATAATATTGATATTAATTATTAATGAACTGATCTCCTGCAACCTCGACGTTTTAAGATGGCAACCTTATCAGTATATGTATATATTTATAGCGCTCTGCTATTTATTTGCACCTAACATTGAAAAACTAAAATCCTATGTTCTTATAATATTTTCCTCTACATATATATACGCCGGATTACAAAAGTTTAACGGAGGCTTTTTATACTCAGTATGGGAAAATTTAATTTTAAAAAGGTTTTTAGAGGTTGAACCTTTACCTGGCATTCATTATATAGGGCTCATTATTCCTGTAATAGAAATTGCCGCCGGTATTGCTTTGTTATTTTGCTACAAAAGAAAGGCAACGGTTGTAACGCTTATTGCTATGCATATTTTTTTAGTTATAATGTTAGTAAAGGTTAGGCACAATTATATAGTATTGCCTTACAATTTGTTTATGGCTTTTGCCTTGATAGCTTTTTACGATTGTAAAAAATATGGCTTATTGTATTATAAAAATTGGCAAGCTTTTGTATTGGTGATATTTTGGGGACTACTCCCAGCTTTTAGTTTTATAGGGTTGTGGGATCATTACTTATCATCATCCTTATATTCAGGCAGGCTTGAAAATTTATATATAAGTCTAGATGATCCAAATGGACATTATAAAAAATATTATAGTAAAGCCAAAAACCCAATATCACCAGGTCAAAAATACATTTCTGTTCAGCATTGGGCTATGGCTGAAACCTACACAACACCATATCCTGAAATATGGTACTATGCAAAATTTAAAGAGAAATTTAATAAAATGCATCCGTATGATAATACAGTCTTTGTTATTAGAAAATATCCATACAAATCTAATGTAAGATTAGAATAAGATTCTCAGTAAGAGTCCGGATCTAATTATTTTAGTTCTTCACCCTTTATTTCTTTGTATATTCTCCAGCCTTCACGAATAATCGATCTAGTCTTTTGAAGTAAGTCAAAGCCCATTCTTTTAATATTCTCAAAGAAAATGGAATAGGACTCCACTATACAAAAGAATAATGTGACAATAGTTGTTAAGGTTAGTTTTTGGGTGGTGAGGTGTGAAGGCTCAAATTCTTTGATAAGAAATATTGATTCAAGTATATAAGCAGTTATAATTCCTAACCCATAGGTTATAAACTTAACCCCGGAAGTTCTCATTTTCTCTGATGTAAAGAAATGACTGCTGATGGTTGCAGGTTCCGATAATCCTTTTTTATACTCAATCCAGGATGCTATAACCCCGGTTATGAAGTCGAATACAAAAAGAATGGCTAATAGCAATAAAGTTTGCTGAGCAGTAGAAAGTCCTGGAAGGATGATAATGAAAAACATTGTAACCCATCCACTAATTGTTGTGAAGATATACTTTAATGCACAGCCTATCTTGTCAAAGAGGTGTAGATATGTTTTAAAATCATGCATGATACTATTAATCTGTAAAATATTCTAAATTCATAATCAAATGTGCCGTAAGCTCCTGATGTAAAACTGTGAAACAGCGTGTAAGATGCACCTGATACTCTTCTGAGTACTACTTTAGAGTATACGCCTGAACTTGAAACATCCGTAGAAGCATTGCCAGTTCCTACTGCTATATAATTGTTTGTTCCGTTAAATCCTGTTATTAAAGAAGGTAAGGGAAGCCCTTCTTGAAGAGGGACTTGAGCGTTGGATAATGCTATTCCCGTTACTGGATGATTAATATTTATTCTTACTGAAACTTTTTTTCCAATCTTTATAGCTCTCCAGTTTGTTGTAAACGTTCCGCCTGGCGCTGTGGTGCCACCCCATACGACGCCGGGTGTAAGGACACCACCGGGCTGAATTACCGGTAATAGCTCAAATGCCTTCCTATAAACTATAGTGATTGTTTTTCGTTTATAGTATATGACTGCAATCCGTTTATTTCATCTAATATTTGTGCTGATGTGTAACTTGATGTGTAATGAAAATATTTTCTGATATCCAGGTTATCCTGGCGGGCATTTCACCACCCATTGTATTTTGGGAATAAATAACATCCGGTAAAGCTGTTTGCAGAGCTGCAGGTGTGCTGTGAACAATTCCGTTTACCTTGTATTGGGTGTGCGAGTTTTAGAAGACAGTATATCATTTCTTTCATAGCAATTAAAAATCTCTACTCCATTAGTGAATACTGCCGAAATATAGTTACGTAAGTAAGGGATGCCATTAAAACTGAACTTTCGGCCATCTATTGTGTTAATGATGATCATCTAAATTATGTTTGTAAATATCAGTATAAATTGTGAAACGATACTTAGTCGATAAGTTATGTATGCCTGCTAAATGTAACTTTACATGATTTTTTCCTTAACGAATCTAAAGCATTCCCCAGACTTGCTACCAAAATGAGGTAATTGTCGACTAAAGGGTTTATTATTGTCGAACCGGATGCAGCTATTGATGTAGCATAGTCATTAGCTGATGCGGTTGAAAAGTTATATCCTTGTAAAGTTCCACCTGCTTTTAATGTAAATTCCCGGCTGAACCTGTGGTACAGGTTGGTTGAACCTGCCGTTTGAATTGCAATTTGTGTTGGTGTACCAACGAGATCGGGAGTGGAATTCAAATAAAATTTCATCACTGTGCTCCCGGCAGTCCCTGTTTTCTCTATTTTGGAAATGACTTCAAAAATGCCCTCTGGAGAGTTTGCAGGAATCATGCAGGTGCCTAGTACCACTTCAGAAACAGTACCCGTTACTGGTGAACCATCCATGGTATCACAAAGCAATACCTGAGCAGTATGTTCCTGTAAAGATATTGTACCTGAGTTATTGGGAAGCAAGTAGCTACGGTCTGATGTTAGATTTGCTAAATCAAATACAAAGGCACTATTCCCATTAAAGAAACTAATATTTATAAATTCAGTGTTTTCATAATTAAACAAATATCCACTGTCGTCTAAATCATTAAATTTTATTCCATTTATTGAATTTGTGGTTGTATTCCCACTATCCGTAATACTTTGTAAATCGAGTGATGCATTGGCATCAGCCAAATCGCTCATCATCGCAAAATTATCGTTTGCCTCCTTAGCCGGTATTGTATATTTCACACTTGGGACGATAGGCGCTTGCTGCTCAATATAAACCGTATTCCCATTTGCATGTTGATAGAGCCGGCCGTTACTTAAATGCTGGGTTTGTTCCTGAGTGGCCAGGTGTTTTATTATCACGCTTTTAGTGGTCGTATTCCCTTGATTGGTAACCTGCTGTAATGTGTTTGCAGCACTTGCCACTACACCGCTTAATAGCTGAAAATCATCCGTTGTGCTTTGTGCTTCACCTGCGCCATATGTTACTGCATCCCCTATGAAGAGGTAATCTTTCTGGAACCCACCTATGCTACCCTTAAATAATGTGTATCCCTCCGATAAAGGTTGCACAATAATTGGCGCATGCAGGTTTAGCCACTGGTCAATAGTCTGCCCGGTTATGCTGCCGTAATTAATGATATCAGTACTCTCATCATTCTCTATATCTTCAAGCGAAGTGGAAGGCTGGCTGTAAATTAGCTCCAGGTTAGTTTTAAATAGTTGTGTACCGCCTATTCCGTATGTGCCTTTTCCTCTTCCTATCATTTTGAATTTGAACACAGGTGGTGTAAATCCATCTACTTGCTGGACCGCAGACCTACTCACGAACAGGACCGATTCGATTTCACTCACAGTATAAGTGGGTAGTGCATTTATAAGTTCTAAGGCTGCCTCAAGGGTGATTTCATTAGAACCTGCATTAAAGTATTTTCTAATCGTTTTATTATCCTGTACAATTGAACCGCCTAAAGTCAGTCGTGCAAATACTACATCCAATAATGCTTCCTGAAGTGCTTCCGCACTTTGGAACGTGTCACCGTTAACCGAAAATTCACTGTAATGGGTGTATTCGATGAGTACATCGCCGTTCTCATAACAGTTATAGATACTGAGCTTTTCACCGGCAGGGCGCGTTATGTAGTTTTTCAGGTACTGGACACCATTAAGGCTGAATTTTCTGTCGGATATTGTTTCTATAATGTTCATCCTTATCCTATTTTAGTAAATCTTAATACCCCCGAAAGATTTGTATTACCACATTTAAAATCAGGATGCTTTGTCCTGATGAGATAGTTGCGTACATTTTGCCATAACTGCATGGCAGCGTCTCTGTTAAGGGTGTAAATCGTTTTCTTAGAGGATACTTCCGCAGGCCTGCTGTCAGGATTTAGTTTCTCTACTACCGAAAATGGGGTGTCTGTTACCGATGAGAACATTATATAGCGTGCATAAGCAAAGTAAGCAAGTACCATCTTCAGGCCATAATTCGTGTAGCTAATCCCATCATGTTCATAAATTCCTCCTGTGAGCAATTCTTCATGATCGGCAGGCGAGGCGATAATTTTATTGTAAAGGTTCTCGCCTAATAATGGCTGCAGGTCCAGCAGTTGCGCATCCAATATCATTTCGTTAAGCTTGTCGTTGTTTGGCGTTTTAGAAAGTTGCCGGTATTGGGCTATATCACTCCTGGTTATTAATAATTGCATCGTCTATGAGTTTTATAGGTTCTACATTAAGGCTTGGATGATCCTGTGATTTTTCCAACAACTGATTAATGACTGATGCAAGCAATACGCGCTCCTTGGTCGTGTTTTCCCAATAGGTACGCTTCATTTCCCTTATGGCTTCACCTGAATTACCAAACAGCGTGGCCTCATTGGTCTTAACCAGTCCGGCAGGCAGGTTATTGAAGGCAACAAGAATGTTCTCCCTCACACTCGTTTCAGTATAATTAAAGAGCTTGTCATCGATTTTGCTTTCTATTTGTTTTACCAATAATGCATCCTCAAGTTTTTCTCCTGCAAAATCCATCTCCAGGCACAACACGCCACCGGTATTTTGCGCGCCAAGGCTGTCTTTAATCGCCTGTTGGAAACGCTCCCTCTCACTTTCAGCATCCAGTAGCGCTTTGCTGCCCGTTTCAAGGCCTTCGCCAACAAGCGGCCGTGTTACCACAAGCGTGTTGCCAAAGAACCCTTTGCGTAGCAGCCTGTTCTTGTAAACTGCTGCCTGCGCTTCGCTGTCACAATCTTCGGCAACAGAGTCTATGCGCGAAAGGGGATAGAGCAATTTGGTGTCCATGTTTACAAACAGCACCTGGCCTTTGTAATGTTCCCAACCACCCGCTTTCTCTACCTGAGCGTCTATAACTTTTTTGCGGGGATTAAAAATGTCTATCAGTTGTATGTCGCTACGCTTTGGTTTAAGCCATTCTTTACAGACGGCTATTTTACCCGCATAGTCATTGCTGTCCATTCGCCCAATGCGGCACCATTCATACGGAATGACACTGAAGTCGCTTATCTGGTACAGGGCATTCCAGTTGACATGAATAAATACCCCCCGCTGCTTTACTAAATCATCGGCTACATCATCGGCAAAGTCAATCAGCTTCAGGTTCTTTTCCTTGTTGATGATGAGTGAGTCATTTTCTGCGCCAAAGCCTTTACCGATGAGGTACTGCACCATGATAGCGGCTGCCGACTTCGCCGTTACGCTGTTGTTTATCAGCCTGTCCATGCGTTCAGGATAGCCGTTGTCGACATCGTTAGAATATACATCAGCCGATTTATTCCACGGTGTAAGCCTTTTCCAGACTTCAATCAGTAGCGTTCTCATTATGAATCTACACTTGAAATATCAGTTGCATCTCCTGTGGGCTCTTTTGAAGCATCAGGCTTTACTCTTACAATACGTTTACGTTTCTTTTTGCTTGGCGCTTCGGTTTCTGCCGGAGCATTTGGGTCGGGTATCAACGCAAAGTACCGTTCACCGTTCTTCTGTTCAAGCAGTCTCGCAGCAAATTCATCCGTGATGTTGCCGTTGTTTACCAATATCTGTGAGCCAAATTCTAACGGAATGTTCTCATATTTGGCGTGAAGCCTGTATTTGCATGTGTTTGCCATTTCTTTGTAGTAGTTTTTATATCGTGTCAAATAGTCGTTAAGGCACCTGGGACAGGAAGGGTTCACCTTTTCCTTAAAGATTTTTGTGTATTCCTGCAGAAAACTTTGCAGGTACCCTGTACCATCACTACCTCTGGAGGCAGCGATGGTTTGGATATCCATTGTAGTAAAGTCCATTACGGAGCTGTTTGCGCAAACTTATTGCTGAACGCTGTTTTAGTTGCTGCATACGTTACGTCAAGCAATGTCCTTGGCATGGTGGTTTCTTCAAAACCGTCAGATGATGCCAACTCAAACATGATCATGTTGTCGTTTTCTTTTGAGCTGTTGGTCATGGTCATCAGCTCAAGGCCCGATGTCATTCCCAGTACTTCAAATGCTTCTGCACTGTTTGTACCTTTCCAAACCTGTTCTACCACAGCAATGTATTTCGCGCCTTTGCTAAGGCTGTCGGCCTGCTGTTTATTGGCTGCGCTTGGGTTAAAGATCACGCCGGAGAACGTGTGCTTGAACTTGTCAGGCGCGTTCTCTTTCTTGACCAATTCCCACGCTTTACCGCTCGATTGTTTTACCCCTGTTAGCAAAAAGCCTGTCTTGCCCGCTTTCAGCTGAAGGTTGGTTAGCAATATCCTGTTGTTTGCATCAATTGTGGTATTGGCCACATCAATATCATCTTTATTGATAAGCACTACGTTCTGTTCTATACCGCCTACGGGCGCATTGGCGCAGTCAAATAAAATGTCTGCTGTTAAGTTTCCTGTACAATCTACTGGCATGTTTTTTTAGATTTTATTGAAAGATTGAAGAAATTGAAGATTCAAAAATTCCTCTCCCCAACCCCTCTCCCAAGGAGAGGGGCAGCTTCACTCAGGCAAGTATTCGGCATTAGAATACTTCTTTCTCCCCTCTCCTTGCGAGAGGGGCCGGGGGTGAGGACTAATGAAGCTGATCTTTGCGACTCTACAACTCAGTTACTTTGCGACTAATAAGCCACCACAGTCATATACCCCTCTAAATGCTTGGCATCGATGGTATAAGCGGCATCCATGATGTTGGTTTTTTGGGTACGGTCGTAGAAAACGTCCAGCTTGGTCAGGTCTTCTTCGCTAAGGGTTCCGACAGGGATGTTCGACTTAGTTGTGAAAACAGCCCTGTGCGGCAGGTTCCATTTTGTAGCATTGTCTTGGTAAGTTTTGATATACCTGTCCCAGTCGTAGCGCACCTTGATTTCAATACCGTCAAAGTACAGCTTAGGGCGGCCTTCTTCAACTACTTCAAGGAAGCCTGAGCCGAGGTTCTTGTTCCTTAATGTTGCCCGATAGTTATCGGCCAGTGTTCGCGATGCAAGTATAAAAGCATCATCGGCAGATACAAGGCGCTCATCGGCGGCAGTAACCATTTTCTCGAAAATAGCAAGGGCGGCGTCTTCACCAAGGTTCTGCCCTGTATAGTTTGCTCCCGCATTTGCTGTAATAGCAACATAGTTTTTTGCTGTGGTAGGCACTTCGGCAAACAGCTGCTTGAACAATCCGTCAAAGGAGTTGAAGTAATCCAGGTCAGTACCGTTCTTGAACACACCTCCGTCGGCAATCGTCTCAGCAGCCGTGTCGTTGAACCATACCTTGCGGTGAATGTTCTCAATTAAAGCCGACTCCACAGCCGAAATAATCACTCCAAATTCCTCACTGCCCACAGCGTCAAAGAAGTCCGGGTTGACCCTTTTCGACTTTTTAAACAGCTTTAACAAGGCAGGCATATCTGACTGGCAATGAGTAAGTCTGAAGTCTTCCATAACAGGCGTCCAATACTTCTGCGTAAGCTCAAAACCGCCTGCCTCGTTTGGCGTACAGCCTACGGTTTTTTTACCAAGCAATCCAAGCCTTCCGGCGAAAGCAATTTGCTTGCTTACATCAATTCCTGTTTCAATGTCGTGGTACTCGGCAAGGTCACTTTCGTTATACACCCTGCTGAAGATCACTTCGCTCATGGTTTCCACCTCGCGTGGGTTCAGTGTCAGGTTCTCTGCGTTTATTAATGCCATTATTTACCTTTTTTAGACCTCAAATATTCTTTCATTCCTGCTGTGCGGTCGGTGTCGCCTTGTTTTCTATAGGCCGCTTTCTTTCCGTCAACGCTAAAGTTAGAACTCACTTGTCGCTTCAATGCCATCACTTCATTGCGTATCGAGTTGAGCTGGCGCTTTAGGTTCTTGTTCTCTTTCTTTAACGACTCTGCTTCTGCATCTTCTTCAGGTTCAATAATTTCAGTCAGTTCACCTTCAGCGAAAACATAAGTAAATCCATCAGGCAAAATGTACTTGCCTTCAGCGGGTTTGCCGTCAATTGTGGCGATGGCTCCAACTTCAATGACGGCATCGTCGGCCAAATCTGTGAAGTCAATTTCGGTACCGGTGGCATCCTGGATTACTTTGTTGAAAACATGGGCGTTCTTGAATTTGCCCAGCACTTTGGTAAACAGGCTTTCCATCCAGTGCCTGTCGCGTTCGGAAAATGTTCCGTTCATTGTAGAATTGGTTTTAAAGAAAGCTTTGGCTGCGGCCTTAACCTGCCGCGAGGTAGTGAAGCCCAGTGTGGTGAGTTGGGTAGGGGTCAGCCAGGTCTCGTTCTTAAGGAGCGGCATCAGCGCCTGCTCTTCGAGGTGGAGTGACTTTTTGTAAAAGCCCACAAGCTTTTTCTCGATGCCCCTCAGCTGGTCGGCGAACTTTTCCAGCTCATCGGCAGTGCCCATGGAACCGCCCCACGGGAGGTGGATCATAAACGGCGTGTTCTCCCTAACCAGCCTTTCGGTGCCCGCCATAAAAATGACAGTGGCAATGCTGGCTACGATACCGCTGCCAATGGTAGTGATGGGCTTGCCAAGCGACGTGAGGTAATTGTAAATGTCGAAGCCAACATCTACCAGCCCGCCTTCACTGTTAATGTGCACATTAAAAGCAGTGGCTTTGGGCTGTTTTTTTACCTGGCTTATCACATCTATCAGCTCCACACCGGCAACACTGTCAAAAGTACCTATCTGCCCACTGATGTAAATGTTTCCTGTCATTCAATTGGATTGAAGATTGAAATATTTAAGGATTGAAAGATTTGAGGAGGATTGAAGAGGGATTTTTAGATTTTTAGAAGAAGCAACACAGATGAAACAGATTTGACTGATGTCCACAGATTTCTTACTTGAGCGTTCTGTTATGCTGAGCCTGTCGAAGCATCTCAATACTGAGTGAAGCTTGCTCCCCTCTCGTTCGGAGAGGGGCTGGGGGTGAGGACGGGTGTGTCATTTAAAATTTAAAATTCATCATTTAAAATACTTGCTTTCGACAGTACAAAGGTACTACGACTTTCGCGGGATGTTACTGAAGCGGGTAGTGCAGTAGATTAGATTATTAGATAGTTAGACTGCTGGATTTTTAGGCTGTCAGGATAATAGAGCGCGGATAACACGGATTATTTGATCAACGCGGATTTGTTAGTTGAACGTTCTGTCATGCTGAGCGAGCATAGCGCAATCGAAGAATCTCAATACTGAGTGAAGCTTGCTCCCCCGTCATTGCGAGGAGGAACGACGTGGCAGTCCTTCGGAGAGGGGCTGGGGGTGAGGTTTAGTCTTCTTTTGTCTTGAAACAAAAGAAGCAAAAGTTCAGGGCTTGCAAATCTTCCACTTCAAATCTACGTCAGATTTCGCCCGACGCGACCCAAGCCGTTTGCTGCTGCGCGCTCACTCGCGGATCGCTTACCTGCGCCCAACGCTGAAATCTTCCTCGATTTGCTACGTGAAATATTTGATGCCATAGCTTCACTCAAACGTCCACGCAGTCACGCTGAGCCTGTCGAAGCGCATTAAAATGAAGCTCGCTCCCCTCTCCTTGGGAGAGGGGTTGGGGGAGAGGATTCTAAGGCACAGGATAAACACATTTAAAATTCAAAATTCAGCATTTAAAATTACAATGCAGATTTCCCTAACTTTGGGCTAAACCCCTTTCATGAAGCAATACTATTTTTTAGCGATATTCGCATTGTTCATCGCATCCTGTGGTGAGAAAACGGCCGAGCCTAAAGAACGCGTCAACTATTCGGAGAAGATCGTAGCCAACTTCACGCAATGGGACGCACCGGGTTTCAAAAAGCCTGATGTGACTTTAAGCAAAACCGTTCAAAGCGCAGTGAGCCAACTCGCTAACGACACCCTTGTGCCTACCGAACGTTACCAGTCGGCCTTTAAAACTCTGAAAAGTAAAGCTACGGAAAACGAGCTGCTCCTCCTTACCGTACACGAGAATCCTGTAATACGCTGCCATGCCTACACCGCACTGAACGAAAGGCAATACCGCCAGATACACAGGGTTTGCTTTGAGCATTTTAATGATACGCTTCAAAAGGTTACCCTTACAATTGATGGCAGGAAATTTCCGCTTTCGGTGCGTACGTGGATGTTGTATGGGCTTCGCCCTGAATCGGGTTCTGAATACAGCTTCAAGAATAAGCTTTACCGAAGGTATCTTAGTGACTACCCCGACCTGAAGCGTGAGAAAAGGCGCAGGTAAACTCGCATTATACGGCTTTACACGCGTTTTTTGGAGTTCTTAACTACGCATTCAGGAAGTTTAATTGAAATTTCCGGTAGCTCCAGGCACAATAAGAAGGTTGTGACATTCGAAATTTGCTTATTTCCAGTCAATGCCAAATCATTTTTTAACTGATTATTTATGAGGTGAATATAGATTTCATGAAAATAAAATTTGTGTTAAAAAAACATTAAATATCATTCTAAATTTTATTTTTGGAAAGTAGTTACTGTTGGCTTAAGATACCCTGTGTATAACGATAGCCAGCAAAAAAATGATGATGAAACTGAATAAATGAAACTTAGAATCCAATGCACAAAATTACTTTTCTGGCTACTGCGTTATTAATTTCCCTTACAACTTTTGCACAAAATTCTCCGGGTAAGCGCCCATCGCTTCTTCTCGACAAACTGGTGATAGTGCAACCACTTCAAAAAACCGTATTGGCATACCAAAAAGGGTATGACAGCTTTTATGCTGACGAGAACCTGCTGGAGCGATACGCCGAAAACAAAAACAAAAAAACCGACCACGATGCCCTTGCTAACCGCGTACTTAAGGTTAAGGCTGTAGAGCCTTTTCCACTGCCGGGAGCACCCGATTATAAGATCGTGCTCCAGGACACGCTTAGCAAAGAAACCATCTTTTACAAGTTCAATGAGCTTGCCGCCAATAAAGGCAACTACTACTTTGAAGTTGTGGGCGGGCTCAATTACCCACCCGACTTTTATTGCGATTACATTCAACAGGATAAGGACGCTCTTATTGCAATGCTGACGGAAGGCATATCGGTAAAAAAAATCGTTATGGGCAAAACTGTACAATACATTATGGAAGTCCGCACCATAGAAGAAACCATAAGCATGGTTCCGGGCATTACCCTTGTAATGGAAAACGGCCTGCAGATCGCTAAGCCCGATGTACAGGCAGAGGTGTCGGCGAGCAGTCAGGACAAGCTTATCTACATTGCTTTATTCGAACTTACACCGCATGAGGTTTCGCTCCTTGGCCAAAGCAAGATCGTGAGTGGCAAAATATCCAAATTTGAGAAAACTTACAGCGAAGGCGAGAAGCTAAAGCAGATGGTTAAGTGTATGGGGAGGAAATAGGAAAAGGGAAAAGGGAGAAGGGAAGAGGGGAAAGCCACGAGCCACGAGCCACAAGCGAAAAGCCAATCTCCAATATCCGACACGCAATATCTAACCACTGCTTCCGTTAAGGAATAATCCTATATTTGAGGAAATACATTCCCATGAAACATTTATTCCTTTTTATCATTGTGATGATTGCAGCAAGCTGCGCAAAAGAACCAAAGCAGGACGTTAATGAGTCCGAAGAGCCGCCCGCTGTATCAGCACAAACCACCGATCACAATTACAGGATGGATGGCGATAAAAGAGGGTATTCGGAAGTATTTCTCTATAACCTGTCGAAACATAAAAGCACCCAAAAGATTATAGTAAAGGATAACTATATACTTGTAGATAGCGATACAGTGTACTTTCCCGAAGACCTTGTGAAGATGAAAGATTATCATTTTACAGGGTTTACCGAAAAGCGCTTTTACCAACTCGACGTTCGCCGTACGAACCTAACATCCTTAGAGTATGAGTATGTTGTGTTAGAGAACGAAAAACCCATACATGAGGCTAAAGGCACTGTTCATCTCAATGCCGGATTCTATCTGGGATCAGAAACTGCCGACGATGACGAAACAGGCGAGGGTTACCTTTTGACCGAATATTTGTCGGAAGGAAAAGATAGTTATTCGATAAGAATAGGAGAGCCGGATGAGCAGGGCAGGTTAAGGGCCACAGTATCAGGCGGCAAGCCTAATGATGCCGTTAATCCCGATATTACGCTGCGGCAAAGTATGTAATGAAAGGATTATTAGATATTTAAAAAGTTAGATTCTTCGATAAGATAAAACCTCTGTGAATCTTCGTGCTTCTTTAAGAATCTCTGCGAAACCGTTCAATTATCCCCAGTGTCTAACAATCCAATGGTCTAATAATCTAATAATCCACAATCTAAATCAACTTTCCATAAACGCGATTACCGTAAAGATGCTTCTCTCACTTATGCTGTAATCGTCGGCAATGGTACAGGCAACATGCGTTTTTCGGAGCTTGCCATGCTTTTTTCTGTAATTCTCCGCTTCTTTTAAGTATGCTTCATAATATACTTTCCAGTCCAGGATGTGCACAGGCACAAGCCCCTTGCTTATCAGTTTCACGAATTCGTCACCAAGGTTTACAATCGTTTCATATCGGGTCATTACCATTTATTATTGGGGCAAATATCATTGGACCGCACCTTAGCCGATAGCGGGCAGCCGCAGGCAGTGCAGTAAGCGCCCTGAATTTCCTTAAGGGTATCTTTTATAAATGCAAGCAGCTTTCCCTGTTTAGCCAAAGGGCATGCCGCACAAATAGCCGCCCGTTCTTTAGCAATGGCTTCGGTTACTTCGCTTTTATCAAGGAAGTTCTTCCAGCCGTTAAGGATATGGTTAATCACGCTTATTGTTTATTTTGAAATATTATTTGGCAGCTAATAATTTTCTGATATATTTGTATTAATTATAAGAATATTTTCTAATACATCACCCGAATGAAAAAACTTGCTTTCCTCCTATTATTAACTGCCTATGCCTTACAGGCTCAGGATTATCCTTTCCGCAGGCCTGAACTACTACTTAACAAAGAAGTGAAAATTAAAGAATTGCCTTCTTACGAACTTCAGGATGGGTATAAGAATTTCAGGAGCAATGCTGATGGGCGTGTAACTTATGAAGAAATCAAATATAATGGTTCAAAACCTGAAGCCCTTGCAGGCCGTATATTTAAGGTGACTAATATTACCGGAGGTAAAACATCTTACGAAACAGCCAGCTATATACTTACACTGCAGGACGATAAAGAAACTATTTATTTTAACTACTACATCCCAAGTTCTGACTACTATTTTGAAGTAATTGGGGGCCTTGACGTTACAGCCGATTTTTATTGTGACTATGTAGCTGAAGTAGCCGGTGAAATGGGAGAAAAAGTTTATCGGCAGACGGAAAACACGATAGGCCTTATGTTTGAAAAGGTAATAAATACATCCACAAAAAAAGCCGAATATACTTTATATTTCAACGAACAAACTGTTAAGCCTGCCCCTAAAGGATTTGGAGTGGTTATAATGTTAGATAATGGCCAAAAAATTGACCTTCCAAAATCACTGGTTATCAAACACGATTCAGCGTATAAAGCCGCTATAACATTGACCACTGCCCACATTAACCTTTTGAAGGCCCACAAAATTACGAACTTCAAATTACTGGAGCATGAGGGTTCAGTAACAAATGAGCAAGCCTGGTTACTAAGAGGAGTGCTTCAATGCCTACTGACTAAAAACTAGTTTAATTAGTTTGACAAAAAAGTTGCTGTATTAACAGCAACTTTTTTTAATGGTACCCAGTTGCAAACTCTCAATAGCTGTCAATACTCTGTGAATCTTTGTCTTTTTTGAGAATCTTTAAGAAAGCAGATTGTGACCTCACGCTCTTTAGCGATAGCTTCGGCCACTTCGCTTTTGTCAATGAACTTTTTCCAACCTCTAAGGATATGGTTTATCACGCTTATTGTTTATTTAAAATATTATTTGGCAGCTAACAATTTTCTGATATATTTGTACTGTTATAAGAATATTTTCTAATACATCAATCCAATGAAAAAACTTGCTTTCCTAATCCTATTATTAACTGCCTACGCCTTGCATGCGCAGAATTATCCTTACCGCAGGCCTGAACTACTACTTAACAAAGAAGTGAAAATTAAAGAATTGCATCAGTTAGATCTTCAGGATGGCTATTCAAATTTCAGGAGCGATCCTGAAGGCCTCGATATATATGAAGAGATTAAGTATAAAGGTTCAAAGCCTGAAGCTCTTGCAGGCCGTACATTCAAGGTGACCGAAATTAAAGGCGGAAAGACCTCTTTTAGGACAGCTAAGTATGTTTTAACATTGCAGGATGATAAAGAAACAATCTATTATACCTATAATATTCCGGATAATGATTATTACTTTGAAGTGATAGGCGGGCTTGACGTTAGTGGCGATTTTTATTGTGACTATGTAGCTGAGGTAGCCGGAGAAATGGGAGAAAAAGTTTATAAGCAGACAGAAAACAGGATAGGCCTTATGTTTGAAAAAGTAATAAATACATCCACAAAAAAAGCGGAATATGTTTTACATTTTAATGAACAAAGCGTTAAGCCTACCCCAAAAGGATTTGGAGTGGTTATAATGTTAGATAATGGCCAAAAAATTGACCTTCCCAAATCATTGGTTATCAAAGATGATTCAGCGTATAAAGCCGCTATAACATTGACCACTGCCCACATTAACCTTTTGAAGTCGCACAAAATTACCAACTTCAAATTACTGGAGCATGAGGGTTCAGTAACAATTGAACAGGGCTGGCTATTGAGGGGTGTGCTTCAATGCCTGCTGACAAAAAACTAATTTAATTTAGTTTTACAAAAAAGTTGCTGTGATTACAGCAACTTTTTTTATTGGTACCCAAGGGAAGTCAAAAGTCAAAAGCCAACAGCCACTTGGCAAGCCCTAAACCCCCAACCCCTTATTACATCTCGATACTTAATACTTAATACTTAATATTTAATACTCGCAGTCTAAAAATTAGCCCCTTCCCGCACTTTCATATAGCTGTTTCCTTGTGTGATGATATCCTCAACCGAAACTACAGGGGAGGGGATGGCACGGTTTGCATCAGCTATCTTAGCAGCAAGTTCGTCAATATTAAGGGAAGGGGAAGCAATTTCCCTCGACACGATACCACCACCGGCAAAGTAGTTGGGCGCTGAACTGCCTCCTGCAGGAAAAGCATTGTTGAACGCCATAAAGTGGCTTGCGGCGTTACGGTTCATTACGCCTATAAGCTCACCTTGCTCGGCTTCAAAAGTAGTACCGTCTGCTCCCTTAAAGAGGGTACCGCCCGCACTGTGCCTGTTACCACCGATGCTGAACAACGCACCCTTTTCAGCTTTAGGAGGCTTAGTGGCAACTATCTTTTTCACGTTGGCCAAACCGGCAGCAATTGCAGCACCCGCTGCGATACCACCCAGTACCGGCCCTGCGGGGCCCATCCCTGCAAGCGCGGCATAAGCTGCAGTTGCACTCCTATACGTGTCTATTGTTGTTTGTGCAACGGCCATTGCCTTCCCCGCAGCGCTTTCTTTGCCCATAATTGTTGCAAGATTGCCAAACGTTTGGCTTGCAAGGGCAAGTTTGTTGTCAAACCGGGCTTTATCAATGTCCTGCATATTTTTATCGTGCTCTTTTTGACTGGCTTTCATTAATGACAGGTAGTGTTCTTCAGTTATTAGGCCATCCTCCCTACGTTGTGTCAGTATAGTAGTTTCTTCTTTATACCGTTCCTCTTCTTTAAGGCGCTGTACTGCATAATCATTGTCGGCGAGTGCAACCTTATCCTCATATTCCTGTCTCCTTTTGGCAGCTTCTTTAGCACGTTTTTTTTCCTTATCGGCGTCTTCATAATCCTTTAATGCCTGGTCGTTTGCAGCCAATTGAGCTGCATGCTCTTCTTTAAGCCGGAGCATATCTGTAAGGAATAGTGTTTCTTTTAGGGAAAGCTCCTGGTTTGAACGTTGCTTTGCCTGTATTTCTTTAAAATTCAGGCCGCTCTTTTCATTTAGCAGTCGTTCATTCATGGAATATATGTTCTCCAGCCTCGTTTTCTCATCCTCAATAATTTTTGCTGTTATTTCCTTTCCGTTTTTTATAAGGCTTTTATTTTGCTGAAGGTAGAGGTCCAGTCTGGCTTTGGCAAAATCAGAAGTGATTTGCGCCGTGTTAGTCATTTGGGCGGTAGTGATTTTTGCAAGTTCCGCCGCGTACTCTAAATGCGATATCTTTTTTTGTAACAGCTGGTGCTTAAGCAGTGCAATAGACCTCGTTGCATATTCTTCTTCATATTTAAGCTGTTCTTTAAGCGATTTGGCCTTACCTTCAGATTCCGCCACAAAGAGGTCCAGCAACTGTTTTTGCTTTGCAAGTGCGTCATCCAGCACTTTCTGCCTGCGCTCCCTGTCTTTAGCTGCGGCGGCATCCTTATCGGCCTGAAGGCTTGCCTGGAGCTGTTTTTGTTCGTCTGCCTGCTTCCTGCTTAATGCAGCATCCTCACCATATATTTTCTCACGCTCCATTTGTGCTTTCTTCAGCATTTCAAGCTCTTCTTCAGATATTGCTTTCTTTTTCGCAAGTTCCTGTGCATAAGCATAGCCTTTCTCCCGGAGCATCTTTTTTTCTTCTGCGGTAAGGTTCTTGCCGTTTGCCAGCTGATTGACCGACAGGTTATAAGTATCGTCGGCGATCTTTTTGCGCTCGTTCATGTTCTTTGTCTCTTCTGCGGTAGCTTTTTTTAGGGCCTCAGTGCGTTCCTGTTCTGTTTTACTGCTGTCTTTTACAACAGCGTTATATTCCGCAATTGTATTCTTCGACTTTTCATTTGCCACCTCTTGCAATGCCTGCTGCTCTGTTAGCTTTTGCTGTGCTTCCTTGAGCTTTATGGCTTCGGTTGCCGCATCGGACGCCGACCCTATAAACCCTGAAAAGAAATCACTCAATGATGTTGCGCCTGTCAATAATCCTATAACCGAGTTCTTTACTGAGTCTACCACTGCACTTACAGCAGCCATTCCCTGTTCCATTGCATCCATAACCGGCTTAAAGCTTTTAAAGGCGTCAAACAGGGCGTTAACAATAGGCAGTACAATTGCAATTATAGCTCCTATGGGGTTTGCTTTTAATGCAGCACCCATACCCTGTATGCCACCCGTGATGCCACCAAAGGCATTTTTAAGCAAAGGGCCCACGCCGCCTGCTTCCTGCGCACGCGAAATAAAGCCGGTAATGCCTCCATTGAATATATTGATGCTGTCAAAGCTATCTATCACCTGCTGCTTATAGTCGCTCATGGTAGTGATAAGACGTGCATGCTCACTGCCATTCTCCTTCAGCCAGTTGTTGTTCTCTAACAGTTTGCCATTTATTTTAGCAAGCCTGCTCTCGTAGTCGTCGCTGTTACTGTTCAGTTCCTTCTTAAGGCGGATGAGCTCGGCAGTGTTTGCCATGTAATCGTTCTCGCTTTTGTTCACGGCATTAGTGGCAATCTTTATCTGCTCTTTCTGTGTGATGAGCTTTCCGGTAGCCTCCATGTTTTCCTGTAGTGCCCTGCTTTGCGCGCTATAAACGTCTTTAAGCTTTCTTATGGCTGCCTCATTCTCAACAAACCCCTTAGTGGCTTCCCGTCCTTTTTCCGTTAGCTTTTCCTGCTTTTGTTGCAAGTCTTCGATTTCCTTCTTTATGGCAACCATATTTTCTTTAAGCGCCTTAGAATCTATGTCTATCGATGCGACGATCTTTGTGTCTTTACCCATTATCGGTTACGTTTAGGTTTAAAATATTGCTTGCAAGGCTTTTTGTTTTTCCAATGGTAGACACTATAAGCTGGAGGGTATGATTGCCCGCCTGTGCAAATGCTACCCTGTATTCATAGTTGGATACCTTAGTAACACTACCCGCGGTTTGCATGGTAAAGGTGTAGGCATCCTGATTGTAAAGTGTCTGCAGCCAGACGGTAACCTCCTCGCCCGTAACAGCCATTTTAGTAAGGTTGCCAAAGCCAAAATCTATGGCCGGAACCGCGTTTTTTACGTCCTGTATCATTTAAGGTTAAAAATGCAAATCTGTCTATGGAATATCGATCTCGTAGCTGCTGCCATTTATGGTGATTTCTACCTCGTTGCTGTACTCGCTTCCTGCCTGCATACGTATAAGGAACGTGCCCGTAGGGGTAAAGCTCTGGTAGCGTGGGCTGGCAATGCTGCCGGGGAAGTTGCTCCATGTGCCGGGGCTACCATAGCCGTATATTTGAAGTGTGGCCTGGTTCACCATCAGGTCAAGGTCAAAGTGGACCAATACATTATGTGCATTGACTATCACTTTCGTGATCTTCACAGGCGGAATAGCTTCTTGCTGCTCAAGAGTGTAATGCACCCGTACCAACTCACATTTTACAGGCTTGCCCGGTACGTAGTTGTTTATCTTGTTCATAAGGAAGTACGACGACAGTTGCTCGATGTAGATGAGCTTCCTGAAATCAAAGTTGGCAACATCCGTTTCAGATAAATAGAATTCTGCATTTACTACCAGCGACTTTTCCAGTAATTGCCTTAACGGATAATAATAGTCATCTACAATGTCCTTAAAAGGTAGCTTCCAGTATTGCTCTATCCAGCAGTTGAACCACGGTAAAGTTTGCCCCAGCTTTGGCGAATGCAACACCACATCCTTTGGCGAATACTCGGCACGCAGGAAGTAGTACCGCTTATCCAGCGCCTTGTATTTAACAGGTTCTGCAGGGTCCTCGTCCACTTCCTTATCCCAAAGTTTGTACACATTGGTCTGCCGGTTCAGGTATGTAGATTTCGTTGCCCCGGGTGCATAGATCTTCGATTTTATCACATCCTTGTTAGGCGGAAGGTTTACATTTTGCACATCGATATATCCGTCGTAATGACTGCTTTCCTTGTCGTTGTAAGCATAACGCAGCCAGTTACGCTGTGCATAGCTGCCGTAAATGTAATTTTCAGACAATTTCCTTGTGAGCTTATTGCTCCAGTCCAGCACTTGTGGCGACTGCAGCTGTTCCTGCAGGGTAAGGAATTCATAATGGTTCGTGTACTTGTCTTTGAACATGGTAAGGCCAAAGCGCTGTACCACCTCGGTAAGCAGGTCTTTAATCATAAAATCTCCCATTACCTCGCTAAAGCTGAATTCGTTCTCATTTATTTTCACGAGGCTTACGTTAAGCGTGCAGGGGTCGGCCAGGTAAAAGCCGTTTGAAGCCGGTATATATTGAGATTGGCTAATTATTACGCATACCGAGTCATAGGCATTGAGATCCAGTATAACCTGCCCCGAAAACTCAGTCTGAGAAGGTATGTAATCGTCAATAACGCCTATTTGCTGCACGGAATTGGGCGGCAGGTAATGGCTGTTTTTGCCCACATATACTTTAGATGCACGGGGTTGCCCAAATATTACGCTCCTGGAGTTAAGGCTGCCGCTCACCTCCAGCCTGTAGTAGCCCGATTGCATTACTTTTAAATGGCGGTTTTGTATTACTACCACATCTTCTTCCTCTACTTCATATTCAGGATACCCGCCATAATAAACATGCATGTTGCTTCCCGCGTTAACACCTTCATAACCCGATGAACTGTTGCTGAAGACAGTTTCTTCATTGTCTCCTGTGCTTACGCCTTTTGGAAAAGTTAGCCACAAGTTCCTGAACTTCTCAGTATCGAATACAGACCCGCTGTACGTGAACCCATAATGTGTAAAGACTTTGTCCCAAAGGTATTTTACGCTGGCCGATGGCACCAGGTAATCAACATTTACCGTGGGAGGGGTGGCATTTGTAGTGCCGGTGTCGCCATTGTAATCGGCAAGTATGTAACGGTAGGGTGGGTCCTGCAGCAGCCACGAGGTCATTATTGCAGCTGTAGATTTTACATGGTCCAGTTCCTGCAGGCCCACTGCCGATATGGGCATATTTTCAATAGCCTTATACAGGTCAATGATGCCATCGTAAACCACTACATCAAAATCATCGCCTCCATCGGTTATTACTGCCCTGCCATTAAATACAAAACACTCGCCGGTATCGCTGTACAGGCTGCAAACATTTTCCTGATAGGGGATAAGGCTGTTGTTCCCGGGCAGGGTGAGGAACTGCATGATCTTAAGGTTGGTTGCTGTTTTGGGCAGCCTGAATTTGTTGGTATACGATGCCTGCCGGTCATCAAGGGTATTGAGGTCGTTTACCTGCCGCGTCTGGGCAATTACCTGCCCGGTATCAAGGTCGGCAAGCTGCCCGTTTATATAGAGGATAAGGGACACTGTTTTTGAATTAAGCCAAATAATTTTCGAGCATTAAATTGAAAGTAAATTCTGAAGTATTGATTTTATTTGCAATTGTGTGGGGCGATTAGTGTTAAAAAACGTTTATTAACATCTTTATTATGAAGCTGTTAATATTTTTTTGGCTATCCTAATCTTGTTTTTTCAGGCAGATTTTATTTATTTTGAGAACTGGTTACATAAAGATTACGCATATATGAAAGAAGTATTAATAAAGGATTTATCTCAGTTGCTGATGACCGATAACCCTGAGGAGAAGATAAATCTGAAAGTAAGAGTATCACATCTGATCAAATCTGCAAGGTTTGATCTGGAGAGGGAAAGTGAGCTCCATACAAAGAACTTAATAATAAGTACGATAAATAACTATGTCGATACTTCCGACACTGCGCTAAAGAATGCGCTCTCAGAACATCTAAAAACCATCGAAACACATTTAAAAGAGCTTTAGGCTCTTTTTTTTAAGAGTATTACTAACAAAAAGTTAAATAGCAGATTTTCAGTTGTTAAAGTTTATAGTTTATGTTTTACGACATAGATTTTATATAATTTTACATTACTTTTGGGTGTCAATCACCACGCATCCATGAAAGCTAAAATATTACAATACATGTCTGAGCTTATCGAAAGCGACAATGTCATAAAAACCGGAGAACTCAAAGACGCACTCACACTCCTGATAAATGTGGCGCCTTTGCGGCTTGAAGAGGAAAGTCAGGCACATGTAAAACAGCTTATCATATCTACTGTGATTAACTATGCAGATACCTCCGATTCGTCCCTTAAAGCTGCCTTACATGAACATCACAGGACATTGAGCGAATTGCTGGAAGATTAGCAGCCTCACCTAACCCTTTCTGGAGGATTGGGAGGTAGTTTAATCCATTCGCATTTTCTTCTCCCCCGGCCCCTCTCCCAGGAATAGGAGTCCTCACCCCCAACCCCTCTCCGAAGGAGAGGGGAGTAAGCATCACTCATACCATGGAATGTTCCCTTCTTGAGAGGGGCTAGGGGTGTGCCAACATGATTTTATGACACCTCTCTATTTCCTCACCCCCAACCCCTCTCCGAAGGAGAGGGGAGTAAGCATCACTCGACCCCATTAGAGATTCTTCGACTTCGCTGCGCTGCGCTCAGAATTACAAACAATCTGTAGTTTGTGCGATAACCCTGATATTTTATAAACCCGTGAATGAAGTTCACACCCCTCTCCTTGGGAGAGGGGCAGGGGGAGAGGACTGTCCAATCAGGGTTTCAAAGTCTAACAATCCAGTCGTCTAAAAATCTAATGATCTAACTAAAGCTTCTGCGTATACCGCTGCGGCAATTCAAAGTCAAAAGTGAAATTGGTCAGCGGTTGCTTGGCATTCTTAAGCCTTGCGCCCGTGGTTTTAAGCGAAACTTCAATCCAGTCCTTACGGCTGCTGCGGGCATACGGCTGACCGGTAAACAGGTAGATCTTCGGGCTGTCAAGGATTCCTTCTACAATGCCGCGCTCATCCTCGGTCAGCAGGTCGGCTATTACCCTTATAGTGTCCTGGCTTTCTTTGCCAAGCTGAGCCGTTCGGGTGTAGGCATCGTCAAGGTTTACATTGTCCCAGTCAATTTCACCCGTGTATTTTGTGCTTCGGTCAAGGGTATAGGTATTCTCGAAAAGCCAGTAGCTGTACCCGCCATATTTGTTGAGCCATTTCAGGTATACCCCGCATTTGTAGGGCACTTTCTCCAGAAGTACAAATTTGTCAATGGCCGACCCTGAAGGGCTGCTCATCAGCCGCAACTTGTTGAAACCCTCTACGAGAGGCAGCACGTCTTCGAGTGTTTCATCGGTACGGCCGTCGCTAAAGAAAATCCTGTCGCCATAGCCCAGGACGTTGAACTGCGCCGAAAGCAGGTTGGTTTCGTTGTACAGCCTTACTGTAATGCCCGATGTGTACACCTGCATATCAAACGGGTAGCCCTGCCAGTACTTTAAAAAATAACTGTTGCCACTAAGCTTCCGGAAAGGCGACAACACATAGCGGTTGTGCACTGCCAGTGGTGTGTGGCCGCCTATCTGTTCCACGCCGGCAAGCCAGGAGACAACGTGCCCGGCATAATCGGGAGGGCTGTCGGCATAGGTGATCTTAAACGTGAGCGCCAGTTGCAGGAATGTACCTTGGGTAAAATTATAGACAAAAGACGACGGTTGGCTGCTGTCAATTATAGGGTCGGTATTGTCAGCAAAGCCCCGCCTGTTAATGAGCGCTGCAACATACGATTTAAAGTTGCAGAAGAATTGCCCTGCGGGGTTGGGGTACAGCCGTATGCTTAGGTTAAGCCCGGTAATATCGCAATACATTGGCTCACCGGCATTGCCGTAAAAACGCACAATGTGGTTGTTGTAAGCCATATGCAGCCGGGTGGCATCTATGGGAGTGGTAAATATTATCATGTTAAGGCGGTTTTTAAATGGTTGAGTACCTGTGTGGTGAAGTCTTCCAGTTGGCTTTCGCCAATTTTGTCCAGTATGGCCTGTATGCGCTGCGGGGTGACTATGGAGGCCAGTATATCTTCTTTATCGGGTTGCCAACCCTCACGGCCTATCTTTCGCGCAATGAGAAATGCAAGGCTGCTCACGCTAATGTCTTTTTCCAGGCGTGCCGCAATCCCTTTGTTTATCAGCCATTGCCCAATCGCCTCGCTGGGCGGGGGAGTGCCTGGCTTACGGCCATTTATGTAATCGGGTGCGGTGAGCGATGCGCCTGTTTCAGTTAGTTCCACCTTCACATTGCCGCCCCAGTTACCTGATGCTGCCTGTCCCGAAGCTTCATAAGCTGCAACGGCTTCTGCCCTCAGCAGTTCGAATTCGGATCCCAGTATTTGGCTTACGCTACTCATTTGGGATACGTATTTTGTAAGTGCAGAGGAGTCCGTCCATATTGGCGTCAAGCGCATCGGTCACATCTATGTTGTCCCACTGGTTCACGGTATAGCCGGTACAGGCGAGGCTGTTGCCAATGTTTGAAAACACGCTGAGCAGGGGTTCTATGTTAGTCGTGTACTTTGAGGTTTCGCTGTCGCCAACTTCCGCAAAATAGTGTTGGTCGAAATCGCTGTGCTTCACGAGGAAGAACTTGCCTTCGTAGTTAGCCGCCACAATCTTAGTACCGCTCGCGTTGTATTCGCTTTTGCGATTGGTGAATTCGTGCAGCATGAAAATGGTATCGGGATCAAGCGTGCCATCCAGTAAATTCAGTGCTGCCTTTTTACCGTAATGATAGGTGAGGTTGTGGCTTTCGGCAATGGTTTGGAGTATTCGTACGATGTCGGTCATTTTTTTTTAGATTTTTAGATTTTTAGAAACTATGGAACTCCGATTGTCATTGTTTCACAGAGATTCGCAAAGGAGCGCAGAGGCTCACAAAGATTTGAATGTTTGTTGCTATTATATGAGTGAAGCTGCTCCCCTCTCCTTGGGAGAGGGGTTGGGGGAGAGGGCTCCTTAAAAAAACAAGACTTTGGGATTCTATAAAGAGATTCTTCGACTTCGTTACACTACGCTCAGAATGACAGCTTCACTCTTGCGCATTGATGAAGCTGCTCCCCTCTCCTTGGGAGAGGGGTTGGGGGAGAGGGCTCCTTAAAAAAACAAGACTTTGGGATTCGATAAAGAGATTCTTCGACTTCGTTACACTACGCTCAGAATGACAGCTTCACTCTTGCGCATTGATGAAGCTCGCTCCCCTCTCTTTGGGAAAGGGGCCGGGGGTGAGGGCTCCTTAAAAAACAAGACTTTGGGATTCTATAAAGAGATTCTTCGACTTCGTTGCACTCCGCTCAGAATGACAAACTACCCGAAGCTGACTCCCCTCTCTTTGGGAGAGGGGCCGGGGGTGAGGTCGGAAAGAGAGAGACTGTTTCCCTCTTGAGAGGGGTGGCTGAAAGCCGGGGTGTGTCATTCAAATTCATAATTCAATAACTTTTCCCTTATGCCTTATGCCTTGAGTCTTCGATACTCCCCCTCCACCTCATTCTGCGCTTTCGTCTGTGTCAATAATGAAAATATCTCGCTATAAGGCCTGCGCCCAAGGTCGAATGGGTATTGCCCAAAAAGCTTTCCGAGTTGCAGCAGCGGAAGCGTGTCGCTGTAGGGTTTCAGCTTATCGGCACCGGCCAGTTCCCAAAGGTGGCTGTCGGTAGTCCGGTTGTTGAGGAGTTTTGTTTCGGTAGTGATGACACGTTCAAACTCGGCCAGCATGAACTTGCGTGCGGCAAAGTACTCTTGTATGGGCGTACGCCAAAACTGCGTTTCGGAAACATTATAGCAAATAGTAAAAAGCCGTATGATACCTGCCCAGTCACTTACTTTTGGCAACAGCCTGATGCAATATTTTACGTTGGCATACGGCATTGCATTGATATCCATTTGCCTGCTGGCAAAAGCATTCTTTGGCTTTAAATGTTCCAGTATACAGTCGTAGGGGAGGGTATCCGGCAAGCGGGTATATTGCCTTATGGTGATGTTTTTCATTGTAGGGTTATACGAAACCTTAAATAATACCACTAAATGTTGTAGTGCTTAACCTATGTAAAGAATTATTCAATTTTTTTGTTAATAATTTAAGATATATAGGTCATTCCTGATAAAATACCGAGGCAGTTTTCTGTAGGTTAGTTAAATCGTAAATAAAGGGGATTAAACAATTTGTGTTCCTTATTTTTACAATTAAGAAATGCATAAGTAATTAATTTTACAGGTATTTTGGGGGCTAAAGCGGGAAGTAACATTCCCGCTTTTTAATTCTTATCTGATTGATTTTTAGGTGTAAATAACAAATCAACGCCTCAACAATTCACCGCCTTAACCCACTCTCACTTTCGTTACATAACTCTTCCGCAGCGCAAACCAGTACCGCATCATGATGCTGTCCCACTCATCGGGGGAGCGGCCTATGAGTTCTTTTATGCGGTCTTTCGGGATGATGGCCTGGCGGCCGTCCTTGTCTATATCCTTTAGCTTTACCTGCTCCATTTCTTCCGATGTGGTTTGCTGAACGGCATCGTCATCGCAGACTTCCCCTGCCAAACGGTTCACGATCATCTCGGCCATCTTTATGGAACACTGGCTCTTCAGGTTGTCGTAGTTGGGCTTCACATAAACACTCCCCTCCAACATCTCCAGCGGACTCAAGTTGTTCACAAAGCCCTTGCACTTCAGGAAATCGACCACGCCACCGCCCACACCGTCTTCATCGGCAATGATGTTGGATAGCGCTATGCCGTAGCGTGATTGCAAAATCCGTGCGCGGCCTACCACTTCGTCAATCCCACTTTTAGCGATTGACTCCCGCTTTATACACACCCACCCGTGCCAAACCCGGTACACTGTTTTGTCCTTTCCCTTACGGGCAACATCTATCGTCATGTATTTGATGCCCTCAGGGGTGAGGTGCGTCGGACTAAAGAAATCGGCGATGCTGTCATGGTCAATCAGCGTAGCAGGGTCATCGTCATACTCCCAGTTGCCATAGTACAGGCGTTCGCGGCTGTTCTTGTCGAGCCGGAGCAGCGACTGCAAATAGCTGGGGTGCAGGTGCGGATTGTCAGTTGGCAGGCTTTGTATGAACCGACGGTAGGGCGGGAGCGAACCGTCACGGCAGGGTTTGTAGAATTCTTTGTACGCCCAGTTCTTGGACGGATTGCAACTGCCCAATAGCTTCGGTATCAACCCGTGTTCGGTGAGCTTGTAGCGTATGCGGCTCTTTACGATCTGCCACGCGTGGTAGGCCACCTGGTTGCATTCGTCAATGAACGCACCGGAGATTTCAAGTGAGCCAAGGCTGTCAAAATTCGGGTCGGAAGGGTAGTGGAACAGGTCTTTGAGCAAAATCTCGCTACCGTTGTTCCACCGTATGATGTGCTCCTGCGCCCGGTAGTGGAACTGCCCCGAGAGCTTAAGGCTGGTGGCCAACTCAAAGAACGTATTGAGCGTTGTTTCTTTAAGGTTCTTGAGCTTTGACCGACCCATAAGCCAACGTGTTCCGGGATATTTCTGGCACATTTCCATGAGCCAAAGGCAGCCCAACGCACTCTTGCCGCCGCCTGCCGCACCGCCGTAGAGCACTTCTTCGGTGGTGGTGTCTTTCAGGAACCAGATGGCGTGTTCCTGCTTAGCCAGTAATTTCATCGTCTAGCGGGTTGTGGCCGGAGCCCAAATTGAGCGTTACCGCCTTCGCGGAATCGTCTTCGCTGTCGTCGTACTTCTCGTTCCACTGGCGTGGGTTGCGGTTGCGCAGCCAGAACTGCTGGCTGCGGAAGTCGGCAGGAATGTGCTTGTCCACCTCCACAATTTCAATGCGTTCCTTTTCCACGCGCTTGCCGTTATCGTCGTAGTAGATCTCCTTGCACTTAATGGCCTGCTTGGTGGTAATTACCCTGTCGATGGTGGCTGCATACAGCGAAACGGCAACTTCCATGTCGGCTGCCTTTTTGCCGCGCAATAATGCATCGGCAAAGGCGGGGTGGGTGCGCTTCCAGGTGTTGAAGGTACTGCGGCATACGCCAAAGAATGCGGTTATTTCTTTATCGGTCGCTCCAAGGAGGCAGAGTTTGTAGGCCTGGTCGGGGAACGCTTCACTGTAGGTTGTTTTCGGGTTGCGGGTTTTGGGTTGTGTGTTTCGTGTTGGCTCTGGCGGAGCTTTCATTGGGGTTGGGTTAGGGAAGTATTGGTAATGAAAAAAGGGAAAAATGTTCCCGTCTTAAAGCCATTGTTTAGATTAGGTTTGTGGTATAACTTTAAAATGAGAAATATGGATGTAGTGATGTTGGTGCTTATTTACATTATAATGTTAGAAGCAAAGAGGTAAAGAAAAAGCCTCATTAATTTGAGGCTTTATAATTTAATTTAATCTTTCGTTATCGCCTTTATTGCCTTTAAAGAATATTGCTTGATTTTATCTTCTTCTATGATAGAAGCATGTTTAATTTTTTCTAATAAACTAATAGCATGATCATAATCTTTATAGAGAGACTTAGAACTGGGTCTGCCAATAATTAAATCATACCTTAAATTATTTTCTTCTGCCTCATTTTCCAAATCAATAAACTGCCCCAGATTTTTATATGCTTTGTCTGCGATACTTTTAGATTCCTTTAAATCAAAACTAATAGGCTTAACTAAATTAAGTGTCCCATTTTGCCATGCATAGTCAAATTTAAACTCATTTCCAGTTTCATTAGTCAAGATATAATCTTTATAAAATCTTTTTTTTGATTTATTAATTGAATTGATGTCAATACCTCTTATATACTCATAAAACTTCTCTGATAATTGAGGTTCTTTTGGAAGATGTGAATTTAACTTTAAGTCATCAATAAAATGTTTTTGTAATAGGCTTTCCTCTATAAAAGAGTTTTCAAAATCATTTTGAAGATTAGATTTACATTTTGAAAATTGTAGAACAGTACTATCAACTGGTAAGACATATTTTGCTAGGAAAGTATCTAAATATTCAATTTCATTATGATGAAAAATATCTTGCTTTATATCTAAGGATTTTAATCTTCTATCAATTTGTTTTAAATATTCTTTTAGCGCTCTTTCAGGTACATTATTATATATATATTTTACCCTGCTTAAGTTTTTAGAATAAGTAAAATAAAATTTACAGTTGTTACTAAAATATATCAATAAGCCCACATTGATACTCTCATCAAGGAATGGCGAATGTTTATACTTGAGTAAGCAATATTTATAAAAATTTGTTTTCATTTTACAATCGTTGTGAAATGCGAGTTTAAAAAAATGATATTAGTTTTAGCCCAATTTAGGTATGCAAAAATTTTATTTCTGTCTCCATAATTGATTTTGTAATCATCCATTTCATCGAAAAGAGTGTTGAATTTGTCAATACGAATATATCGTAAACTTTCGAAAAATTCTACGAATAAGTTATCTTTTGATCTTAACGCTCTGAGATGTCTGGTTAGTATATGTCTTTCATATTGATAATTTCTAATATAATTATGGTAATTTGGGTTTTCGCTTGTATTATTTATAAAAGGCAAGGTAAGTTCATGATCTATAAGTAAGATTTCACGATCATTGATTAATAGATTAGGTTTGTCACGATAACCACCTCTATCTACATTTAGCACAAGATTATCAAAGCAAAATAAATTCTCTATATCGTAATCTTTAATGAATGGCAATGACACTAATGGACTAAAAATTAAATATTGCCCCATGAATTCACTGCAAAATTTATAACCATTATCTAATTTGTTTATTCTATCTAATTCGTCATCGGTGAGTTCAGTACCCGATCCTTCATAAAAATTTAAAATATCTTCTTTACGTATCTTGATGAGAGCATAATCGGGTACAGACAGCGCAAATTCCTTTGCCAATTCATTGATAAATATTTCTTTAGCAACAGAATAATTCTGTTCGATATTATCAGTCTTGAAAAGTTTAACCACATATTGCTTCGCTTTTTTATCTTCAGCTACCGCAGTTATCAGCAAAGGTTTAGAACTTCCGCCGGCGGCCAGACCATCAATACTTACTAATTTTAGTACCTGCATTTCATTTTTTTAGTATGCGAAATGTAGGAAATAATTTTAACATTATAAATTTAATGTAATTCATTTAGTTAGAGTGAGTGTTTATGAACACTTTAACCCTTAGCTTATTTACAATAAAGTGCTACATAAAGTCTCCAGACTTAAGCCATTTAGATCACCACATCGTCCCTCCTCGCAAACTACAAAGTGGTTCGACAAACCAAATGACATACCCCCAATCCCTCTCAAGAGGGGAATAACTTCACTCATTATAAATAGAGATTCTTCGACTTCGCTGCGCTGCGCTCAGAATGGAAAAGCACCGTTCCGGTAAAACCACTGACCACACTTAAGTAAAGTTCGCTCCCCTCTCCTTCGGAGAGTCCCGATAGCTATCGGGAGGGGGTGAGGACTGACGCGTTACATAGAAAAATCAGTGGAAATGTTTCTGATCAGTTCAATCTGTGTTCCCTTCTTCGAAAGCTCAGCTGCCTGCACTCCGTGTCGTAAGAATATCATCAAATCTTTATCTAAATATTAACTATTGCGTATTGGCTATTTTGATGCTTTGGTTGTAAATTCGGTCAAAAAATTCTATTGCTATGACTGACAACCTGTTTACTTCATTTATGAATTTCATTTATGCAAATGATAAAGATCTGGCGCAGCACTATTGCAATCTCATCACCGATTACTTCCAGGCACGCCGAAAAGACCTGACCGTGTGGAATCAGCTGGTCCACGATTATTTTAAGGATAATTATGTGCCAAAAATGAATATCCAGGCCGCATTGAAACAGGAATTCCACAGGCTTACCAGCAGTCCGCAGTAATTATTATTTAAATATTTTTCCTGCCTTCTTTATAAGCAGTAGTTGCTTTGCTTTAAAGATCGCTTTGCACATGCGTAGCTTAGCCAGCCATTTTACCATAACCGCCCCCGGTATCAGGTCAAGGTAGAGCATCAGGGATTTTTTCTCTTGTTCGGAATATACATATTCTACGGTCATGAGCGGCCCCCCTGTCTTAGCCTGAACGGTATCACCAATATTTAGTTTCATAATAAGCTAAGGTGGTGAAAGTTAATGGCGTGGCTCATTAATTAACGCAGTATTGTGATATGGACTTCCCGGCTTCTCTAAGATTGCCGCGCTACGCCCGCATGACAAGAATACGCTCCGGCTTTCAGCCGCCCTTCTCAAGAGGGGAACAGCTTCAATCATTCTTTTAGAGATTCTTCGATTTTGTTTCACCAGCCTTTCAGGAAATTAAGACAAATGTTGTAAGTATTAGATGCGATACCATAAAAGAATACTATTGAAATTTATTACTTTCGCTGTATCATAAATGATTCTTTAAACCATTAAGAAATGCGAAGAAACGGCGAAATCATTATTATTGAAGATGATGAAGAAGAGATAAACATTATAGAAATGGCGTTTACCAAACTCGGCTATCCTAATAAGATCACTTTTATTGCCGACAGTACCCAGGTTATCGACTATTTGTCTAATGACAGCGTAAACCCGTTCCTTATTATTTCTGACATAAACATGCCGAAACTCGACGGGTATACCCTGAGGGGGCTCATCTCCAATGATCCGCAGCTGGCTGGGAAGTGCGTACCTTATATTTTCCTGAGCACGTCAGACCTCAATGAGCATGTAATCAAGGCTTATAAAATGTCGGTACAGGGGTATTTCAGGAAGCCTTCGGGTTTTAATGATTACTCGAAAATGCTGGAAAAGATCGTAACGTACTGGAAGGAAAGCATTGTCCCAAAACCTGAGGTAGCATAGGCTGCATGCACACTATTCCATCCTTTCGCTGCCATCCGGCAAATTTTATTTTTATTCGCTAAAATAGGCGTGGTTCCGCCAAAATATTATAAAAGCCCCCGGTAAAGGAGGCTCTATAATAATTTAGAAATCGAACAGGTCACCAAGGAAAGAGTCGCGCTTTTTCTTTTTGTAGTATTCGTCGTTGTGGCGCGGGTCGTTGCTGTGGCGGTGGTCTTTATCATGTCCGTACTGCTGTTGCGGGGGACGCTGCGTTTGCTGTGGCTGTTGGTTAAACGTCATGGAGCGCTCAATGATCTTATCGAGCTCGCCACGGTCCAGCCATACGCCACGGCAAGATGGGCAATAATCTATTTCTACGCCGCTGCGGTCGGCCATTACGAGCGTTGCATCACAATTGGGGCATTTCATATTTTAGCATTTTTAGTTTATATGTGTTTCAGTATTTAGCTAAGTTAAGAATTCCAACTGTGACGTACAACGGGGGCGTGGGGAGATTTTACCCAAAGCGGCTGAAGTATTAACGACGCTTCAAAGGTATTTTTATACTATCGGGCCTACCGCTTGTTAATATAAAGTACTTGCCAAACCAGACGGCAACTTCGCTCTTAGACATGCCCGTGTAAGGCAGGTGCCTGGCAATTGCTATCTCTACAATGCGGAGGTCAATTATGGTATGGCGTGGACGGTACAACTCCAGAAATGTATTGGCAAACAAAAGTACTTCATATCCTTGCCCTGTGTCCATGATTTCCGTTCCCAGGTCGTGAGCGGCCGGGTTGTCCCTGTTGTCCACTGTCCAGGTATAATGTTTTAGCTTAAGGTCGCTTTTATTGTAGTTAAGTTCCATGAAGACAGTATTATAAGTATAAAATTACCGATTTCTGGAACTTATAATATTACATCATTAAGGTGAAATCTTGCATAAAGAAGTCATGCAAAATGCGATAAATATAAACAAATTGATACCTTAGCGCTAAGCAACCAAAACCTACCTAAACCCATGACGCTTCCGCAAAAGATAATGCTGCCATTTATCGCCATCCTTATAAACGCTGTAATAATATTCGCCGCATTTAAGCTATTCCCCGATTTTGGTGATAACAAGGAAATGGGCATGGTTTTTTTGGGCGCAATACCCTTTGTACTTTTAAGTGTCTTCACGGCACTGGTCGTTGCCCTCTGGCTTCCTAAATGGTTTTACGTTACTGCTGTGGTGCTGTGCGGAGTGCTATGGTTCAATAGCGAAGGAGCGGTAGATAACCGGTTTACGTGGTTCCTTACCAATGTTGTTTCGATTGCGATTGCCTATAACATCCTCAAATATATGCAGGTAAAGAAAGGCAGGCTTTAGCATCCTTCAGCCGCGCATATATATTCCCTGGAGTACGTGTACAAGCTCATCGTAGCTGTCGGGCTTAGTTATGCACCGGGCCGCCAGTTGTTTGATCTTTTCTTTACAAACTTCAATGTAATTGGTAGTGGAGTAAATAAATATATGTATTAGCTTTAGCGAAGGTACCTTACTGACTTCTTCCATGAATTCGACGCCGTTCATGCGAGGCATGTTCAGGTCAAGGAATATCACGTCGGGCAACGCAGTGTCCTGCATTAATTTCCCAAGCGCATCTTCGGCACTGTCGTATGCCGTACAATTTATTGCGGGAGATATCTTGCCGGTCGCGTCAATGAAAAGTTCCCGATCGTCGCGGTCATCATCGATGAGTACAACATTTGTGAATTTCATGATAGTGTTGTTATTTGGTATAGTAAAGCACGCTAAAAAATGGCTATTATATGCATTAATAGTTATAATTTGGCTTATATATAACGTATATAAGAATTATCTTCTTATAAAAAATAGAAAAACAGTATGTCAAAGAACGGAGAGGAAGTATTTTGAATTGTGAATGTCCTCACCCCCGGCCCCTCTCCGAAGGAGAGGGGAGTAGCTTCACTTAGCCTGCGCTCGACTTCCGATAGCTATCGGGACAGCGTGACTGCGGGGACTTCTGAGTGAAGTTGTCATCCTGAGCTTGTCGAAGGATCTGTCATAGTCGAATATAATATGGCGAGCTTCTCTTGCAGAGATTGAATATTATTTATATTAGCGGCATGTTTTACGAATTAACCACTGGCCTTAGATTCTTTATGACTATCATAGCCGCGACACTCGTTGTCGTGGGCTGTTGTATATATGCATTGTTCGACCCGGGGCCGCATGTGCTTCTTTATCTTATTGCTTCGTTGATGCTACTCAACTTTTCAGTTTTTGGCGGCCTTGTTTTTTCATGGTTATCAAAATCTCATTATTTTTTTATTGCTTCAATTATTGCTATGTTTATAATAGCGGCAGGTTATACAGTATTGGTTGAGGATATATTCATATTCCTGCCGCTATCACTATTTTCCATAATTGCCTCTTACTTTATAGTTAGAAGCTCTGGTAAAAAAAACAGTATGTCAAAGAACGGAGAGGTATAATTCTTCTTTTGTCTTGAAACAAGAGAAGCAAAAGTTCAGGCAGCCGACCTCACCCCAGCCCTCTCCAAAGGAGAGGGAGCAGCTTCACTAAACCTGCGCTTTGACAGGGCTCGGTGTGAATATAGTTACGCAGGAGTGAAGTTGTCATCCTGAGCTTGTCGAAGGATCTCATTCAGTTCTTCTTTTGTCTTGAAACAAAAGAAGCAAAAATTCAAGGCTGCGACTTCTTAGGCTACAAATCAATAGCAATTGCTAAAACATCTGAACTCGCTGCGCTCAGGCAGCAGATGTTTCTTTACGCATTTGCTCCTGATTTGCTTAACGCCACAAAGCCGAATGCCATAGCTTCACTCCAATATACCCGTCGTTTGCTCCCCTCTCCTTGGGAGAGGGGCCGGGGGAGAGGACTAACAAATCAACAACTCACCGCTTCTTCCATATCCTCCTCAAATTATTCGAGTAATCAAACTCGCTGCGGGAACTGAAGTCGCGGTGCGAGCGAAGCGTGTATTCTTCAGCTACCTGGCACCGCTGCTCAAAGTAATCTTTAAAGTAAGCCAACACCTTAGGTATCGTCAGGCTCTCGTAGAACTCGCCATAACTGCCTGATATCACCCTGCGGAAGAGGTACGTGAGGTCGCTCACCTTCAGGGTATAATAAGCCTCATTTATCTCCAGCGCGCACAGCTCTATCTGGTCTTCGGTCATGGGCTTGTTCAGGTTCAGGATGTCGTTCAGGTACACCAGCCACGCCATGGTAAAGCCTATCGTGAATTCCTTCCCCTTAACCCGCTGCAGGGTGCCTATTGTAGGCGCTTGTGCATTCATGGCACTGGCAATGGTTGGCAGCTTTGTGGCGTGCTTCATGCAATTACCCGGACTGTAAACGCTGAGCAATCTTTCGTTTGAAGTCGTCGCTATAGCGCACTTTGCTCTTTCCTGCGGCAGGTTTTCCATTGTCTTTCAGTTCAAAAAATCCTTTCCAGCCCTTGCCCATGCTCTGGTGCATAATGGCTATGGCGGTTTGTTCGTTCAGCGCCGAGAGGTTGCCCAGCTCTGCCACAGCGGCCTGTTCGCTCTGCGCGCTCCGGTAGCGCTGGTTGTGTTCCTTGGCACGGTATTGCTTCCATGCCTCCCACTGCTGCGTGAATTCTTCCGAAGCGAAAGGGTAAACTACGGCCGTCGCCAATGGTTTTTCTCCCGAACCCTCTTTTCCTTTTCCGGTTACAACTTCAATTTCATTTTCAATTTCAATTTCCATATGTTGGTCATATGATGAAGATGTGCTTTTAACTGAAGTTTCTTTTTCTGATGTTTTACCCGATCGGTTTTTACGTCTGCTTTCGCTGTAAGCCCTGCGTTTATTGATGCCATCCATAACCCATTCTATGTAAAAGCCCGCCGGGGTTTCTACCAGGACATTTTTAAGCTGGGCGATCTCTTCTGCCGAAAAATTCTTTGTGAAGAAATTAAACTGTGCCGCAGACACGCAGGTGTTCCTCATATGTTCGCACATAATACGGTCAGGCAACCTGCACGGGTTCGCTTAGGCATTGGGTATCTCGCAGGTAATCGCCGGGATAGAATAGAAATGCCGGGTCTTTCATTATACTCTTACCAGGTTATCAATTATCACGTTGTTATAAGTGCCTTTGCTTCCGCAGATGTGGAATTCCAGTTCGGCAACATCGCCTGGAAGGAAGTCCTGCAATACCTCTATTTTGGTTCCCAGGGCAGAAGGGTAAAACACCCGCCCGCTGGCCTCCTGCTCAAAGTGGAGCTGCTGTACTGCTGTACCTAATTTTGTTGTTTTTATGTCGCCTATGGCGGTGATAATGCCTTTTATTTTGTAGTTCATTTTCTTTTAGATTTAAAATTTAATGATTGAAAAATTGAAAGATTGATGGAACACAGATTGAACAGATTTGACAGATTCCCACTGATTTATGGTGCCGAATGAACATTGATTGTGAGGGTTCTGTCATTCCGACGTAAGGAGACACGAGGCGATAGACGACTGGCGAAGCAAATCTCAATAAAGAGATTCTTCGACTACACTACGTTTCGCTCAGGATGACAAGTCGCCCGAGTGATGTTGGCTCCCCTCTCCTTGGGAGAGGGGCTGGGGGAGAGGACTTACTCTTCTTTTGTCTTGAAAACAAGGGGCGAAAAAGCTTCACTCTCGCCGACCTCACCCCAACCCTCTCCAAAGGAGAGGGAGTCGCTTCACTCTTCCCTGAAAGTAGCACGTGCTGTAGTATACGTTTGAGTGTTCCCCTCTTGAGAGGGGGGTGTGTTATCTAATAATCTAACGGTCTAATAATCTAACGGTCTAATAATCTAACTATCCTTTTTAGCATTCTCCAGACACAGCCGGTTGGCTATGTGGTTAAAATCGAGGCAGCCTATCTCTCTGCCGGTTAGTTTTGTGTAGGTCACGGCAGGGGCAAGGTTGGCCAGCGCATGGAAGAAGTCGGCGGCATTGCCATTGTCTTCCAGATCGTGGACGTTGATGTGGTTCTCGCAGTCTTCCTCAAACAATTCCTGCAACTGGCTAAGGATCTTTATGGTGTATTCTTCTTGTTTATTCATCTTTTGGATTTTTTGAAAGGGAACACAGATTTGACAGATTAAAGCGATTTCCACTGATTAATATGGGTGCGCCTATAGTAGAATATCTGTGATCATCAGTTAAATCGGTTGAATCTGTGTTCCATTTTAATTAATTATAATTCACGGCTCCCACTTCCTGCGCTACGAGGTTGTTGTACTGTATGCCGCTGTTCTTGGATATCTTTCCTTCCAGGGTTACGGTTACCTGTATTTCGTCGTTTTCCTTGAAGGCGGCGATATCGTCCATGCGGCGTCCGCGGAATTCTACAAAGGCACGCTGGCGGTGGTCGGGCACCAGGGTTACTACTTTTTTCTCGTGTCCGGCTGTGTTGCGGTACTCAATGCTTTCGATTGTTCCTTTGATTGTCATCATTTTGTTTTTTTATTTTAGATTGAAAAATTGAAGTATTGAAATATTGTTGAGTTGTGGTTTCACAGAGATTCCCGGAGGTTTCACAGAGACTCGCAGAGCTTTTTTTTATGAACAGCACCAATTCTTTGTGTATCTCTGTGCCTCCTCTGTGCATCTCAGCGTAATTGCAGCTTATTCAAAATTTATAATTCAGCATTTAAAATAATTTGCAGCTTCGTTATCTTCTCCTCCAGTTCCCTTAAATCCCTTTCCTGTTCGGCCATTCGGTTAAAGACGGTGTAATAGGGGAGTGTCTTCAGGTTTTGAATCTGCTTTTCGCATTCGCGGATGCGGGTTTTGAGCTTCATGGTTAGTTGTTGCGTTGTTGAGTTGTTGAGTTGTTAGGCTTTGGGTTTGGGGTTGTTGGTTTCACAGAGATTCCCGGAGATTTCACCGAGACTCACAGAGTTTTATTATAAACAGTTTTTAGAGTAACCCTTTGTGTATCTCTGCGCCTCCTCTGTGCATCTTTGTGTAATAGCTGCCTGCATTTAAAATTTATAATTCAACATTTAAAATAATTACTCCGTTATCTTATATCGCTTATCACTATAAAAGTGCATTATTGCACGGTTCTCTAATTCGGTGGTTTCATATCGCTTAAATTTCATTCGTAATTCGGTGACGGGTTTCGGGTTGGGGGTTACGGGTTTCGGGTTATGGGTTTCGTCCTCTTCTCTTTTGGCCAGTGCCTTTTGGCTATTGGCTAACTCCTCATATAGCTTCTTCAAATTCTCACTTACGACCAGTTTATTCTCCTTCACTAATGTGGCATTTTCCACTTGTTGTTGGCCTTCATACGAGGCTAAAAAATGATTATAGGCCGACTTTATTACACTTAGTTCCACAATTTCTGCTGCTATTGTGTTGGTTGTACGCATTTTTGTGTATCTTTGTTCAAGTATTATGCAAAATTAAGTGCAATATTCCACATTTGCAAGTGTAATTGTGGAAAATTTCACTCAGAATGGAAATTTAACTTTTGGTGTCAGATAAGTTTTGGATTATGGAAGCACATGAAATAAGGGAAAGGCGCGAAAAGCTTGGGCTTACGCAAAAAGAGCTGGGCGACCTCATTGGCGCAAGCCGCGAAACGATAATTAATTACGAAAAGGGCAAGCCTATCCCGAAGTCGAAAGACGAGATACTAAGCAAGGTCCTGGAGCCGGGGAGTGTATACACTAAGTCGGTGAAGAGCGAAGTCGTAAAGGAGAGCGACAACTTTGAGAATAAGAACGGCAACCGCTTTATCGAACTTCCTAACGGACAGTTCTATATGCTTATGCCTTTAGCCGAATTCAAGATTCAGGCGGGCCTGCTGAGCCATTACCAGGACGCCGACTTCCTGATGGATCTTAGCCAGCACGGCATTCTTGTCGATAAGCCGGTGCAGGGGCGTTATGTCGCTTTCCGCGTTAATGGCGACAGTATGGATGACGGTTCGAGCGAGGCCATTACCCGCAATAGTGTGGTGTCTACCCGCGAGCTACAACGCCATTTATGGAACGGCAAGCTGCGTTTTAAGGACTTTCCGTATTGGGTCATCTATACCACACAATCAAAGATGCCGCTCCTTAAGGAGATTGTAGACCATAACGTAGAGGAGGGCTATATTACCTGCCACTCCCTGAATGACAGCCCTGAATTCTCCGACTTCCGCCTTAATATGAACGATATCCAGGCGCTGTTCTACGTGATTGATGTGAGCCGGACAGTGAGCAAGAAGATGGTTTATTAGGAGGTTGAGTTGGTTATTTGGTTATTCGGTTAGTTGGAGCTTTACTTCAGGATAATGGAACGCGGATGACGCGGATTGAGCTGATAATCGCGGATTAGCTTTTAGCACCGTTTTGTCATGCTGAGCTTGTCGAAGCATCTCCACATAATAATGCAGTTCCTGTCATTGAGTGGAGGAACGGCGCGGCAATCTTTGGGAGAGGGGCTGGGGAGAGGATTATTTTTGCCTTTTCTTCCGGCGTGCCTCTCTTTTCTTTTTCATATACTCTTTATAAGGTAAAATTTTCCCCGCAACCCAAGCACCACCCATGCTGTAAGCGTCAAATGGAATGATTCGTTGAAATGTTTCATATACCTTGCGATAACCTATAATTGAGAGTAATTCACTTTTAAACTGCTCAATTGCGACTGCCTGTGGTAATTCAGGGAAAATCTTCGGGCTCCAGTAGGTCTTTATACCGTGAATATCGCTTTTCTTTTGCTGTAAAGCATAGCTGATTCCATCAAATCCCTGTCCCCATCCAACAATATACTCTTTTGAAGGAATAGTGTCAATAGCTGTCGAATCGATTAATGCTAATGCCTTTTGGGCCTGGTCTTTAGTGAGGGCAACTTTTAGTCTGAATAGTTGGTCTTTTGTATGATACTCGTCCTCATTTTTCGCAACAATTATTATATCTCCAAAGGTGTCGTCACCATTCTTATATATTGTAATAGCTGAGTAATTAAATGACAACCTAAAGCTATAGTCGTTATTATTATCGGCTAAAGGCTCAAGGTTGAGTGTGTGTTCAATTTTTTGGAGGGATTCAACGGAAATAGATTTTCTTCGTTGCCTCTCTGTTTCTACCTCATTTTCCTTTACGACCTCAGATAAAGTTTTTACCTGGCTGTATAATGAAGCGCTGATACTAAGCAATAGTAAAATAAATAGTCTTCTCAT